GTTGATGTTTCTATGCGAAATAGAGATGAATGGCGTAAAGATTGACATGGAAGCCTTAAAGCAGGTGGAAGAGGAGTTTTTAGCTGAAAAGAATGAACTCACTGAAAGATTACAAGAAATAGTTACCCAAGTGATGGGTGATAAGCCTATTAACCTGAATAGTGGGGCTGACATGACTAAAGTAGTGTACTCGCGTGAGGTAATTGATCGTGATGTACACAAGAATACGTTTAATATTGGTACTAATGCTGCAGGAAAGAGCCTCAGACCACCATACATGAGTTCAAAAGAATTTGTAATAGCGGTCAGAGCTACAACTAAGGTAGTTATGAAGACCCAAGCTCGTACTTGCCCTGACTGTAACGGCATTGGAAGTATTCAGAAGTATAAAAGTAAGACAAAGACCGTCCAAGGTAAAAAATACAAGGTAAAGGGAGATCCCTACAAAAACAGAACCAAGTGTAAAACCTGCGATGGCAAAGGGGCTTTATATATCTCTACTGGAGAAGAAGCAGGTCTAGGTCTAAATCCTTTAGATCCATATTATGCGTCAATAAATGGCTTCAAGACTGATAAGGAAACTATTCAGCTACTGATCAATCAGGCTAAGGTTAAGAAAAAAGAATTAGCCGTTGAATTTCTTACAAAAATCAGCCGACTTAATGCCATATCTACTTACCTAGATAGCTTCGTAAAAGGCATACTGAGAGGTACTAGAAGCACTGGTTTTCTACATGCAAATTTCAATCAGACAATTGCTGCAACTGGTAGATTATCGAGTGGCGGTGGTATTAGCCTTAACTTACAGAACATGCCTAAAAGAGGATTTCCAGTTAGAAAATGTATGGTCTCGCGCTTTGGAGATCGCGGCAGATTAGTTGAAAGTGACTACTCTTCTTTGGAATTTCGAGTCTGTGTGGAGCTTTCCAGAGATGCCCAAGGTCTAGCAGACATCTTAGAAGGTAAAGATATTCACCGACAGACTGCCAGTATTTGTCTGAAGAAGGATGAATCTGAGGTAACCAAAGATGAGAGACAAGGTCATAAGTGGGCTTCATTTCAGCCTCTATTTGGCGGCACTGGGGCAGGTCAGCCAGATCATATAAAAGCATATTTTGACCGTTTTTATGAGATTTATGAAGGTATACATGCATGGCATAACTCTCTAATGACAGGTACGCTGAAGAACGGCATCGTACAGACGCCTTCTGGTAGGCAATACTTCTGGCCTAACGTGGTTCGCACAAGAGGTAACAGGGTAACAAACGCTACCCAGATACTAAACTACCCAGTGCAGGGCTTCAGTGCAGATCTTGTGCAGCTTGCTTGTATAAGAGCATTTAAGATGTTCAAAGAGCAAAAACTTCAATCAAAACTGATACTTACAGTACACGACAGTATTGTAGTTGACTGCTTAGATGAAGAATTAGAGGCAGTAAAAGCTATTCTAACTGAGGCTATGACAGAGGTAGGTCAGGAGACCCAACTGCGGTTTGGATACAAAACTGTTGTACCTCTCGATATCGAAATTTCTAGTGGAAAAAATTGGTTAGATCAGGTTGAAATGTCTTGATCAACACTCTACAAAGTGGTAGAATGAACATCTAACCTTAGAGGAAATATAATGACAGAATTAACTACTGATACAGGCTCGACTATTGAGGAAATGGCAGCGGCTCTTGGCGCGGCTAATACTAAAAGCACTTCAACTAAAATTCCTTCTCTAAAGATTAATAGTAAAGGAGAAGATGATAACGGAAACCAAATACCACTTGGTGCGTTTTTCTTAAATACACCTTCGGGTAGAGTGTATGCTAAAGATGGTGTGCGGCTTCGTGCATTTTCTAATCACATTCAGTATCAGCACTGGGGTACTGAAGGTAATCTAATTAATAAATCTATTTTGATGCGTAATAACGCTGAGGAAGCTATAGACCAGTTAGGCGGTATTATGTGCGGTATGCCTACATATGAACAGTCTAGGCAGATGTCTGAAGAAGACCGCAAACAATTTAATGGTAGGGATCGATTTCGCATAATTCGAGCCGTAGTTAGCTATACAGGGAAGACTGCAGAGGGTGAAGAAGTTACAATAACTAATCAGCCTTGTAAGTTAGAACTTAAACGTAAAAATTATGGTCCGTTTTTCCATGATGTTACCAGTAAAATGGGTGACAGAAATCTTTGGGATTTCGAATGTATCCTGCGAGGAGAAAAGTTAAAAAATCCTGCAGGGATGCCATACTATAAAATTCGCTTTGATCCCCAGTTACATAAGCCTCTTGAGATGGATCAGGAGACTAGTGACAGTATTAAAGCGGTAGCTGAGATGGTGTCGGGTGAAAACGCTCGTATTACTGAGATGTATAGAACGGCACTAGAAGGCGATAAAATTGTAGACTCAGTGGACAACAGTCTTGAGAAAGATCTCGTTGGCTAAATGGGTATTGTAACAGGCATGAGTAATGAGGTGTACCACAGTACCAGTGGTATATCCTCTACAGCGGTAAAATCTGTATACAAGAAGTCTCTGGCTCACTGGAAAGGTGAGAAAAGAGTCCAAAGTGCAGCTTTTGCAATGGGAACGGCAGTACATGCCTTACTCCTAGAAGAGGATCGAGAGCTAGTAATCAAGGGTCCAAAGACTAAGAAGTCTAAAGCCTTTGAAGAAATGCAAAGCAACTTAAAAGAAGATCAGGTATTACTTACAGAAGTAGAATATAACGTAGCTAACCGCATTGCAAAGGGTGCGTTAGAGAACGAGAACTGTAAGAAAGTTTTGCGTCATAAAGAACGTAAGAACGAAGTATCTATCTTTGTTGATGATCCTCGATCTGGTCTCACGCTGAAAACAAGACCTGATTTATATATCGAGTCCGAAAATACAGTCTACGATGTTAAGACTACTTTAGACGCTAGTCCTGCAGGTTTTTCGAAAGAATGTTTTCGATATGCATATGACATACAAAGTGCGTTCTATGTCTATGCCTGTAATTTAGCAGGTCTTGATATAAAAGAGTTCACCTTCATTGCATGTGAAAAGGCTTCTCCGTACCTCTCACACATGCATGTGGTGGGTCCAGAGTTACTCGACCATGCGATGCACCGTATGCACAGAACTTTGGATGAAATTGCCTTAGCGAGTGAGAAGAACGAGTATGGCACTGGGTGGGGTTCTTGCTCCATACTGGAGCTACCTAAGTGGCTATAACTACTCAATCTGCGAAGGCAAAAGGTAGAAAATTACAGCAATTAGTTCGGGATAAAATTCTCTCCCTCTTTCCCCAACTAACCCACGACGATGTAAGGTCTACCTCTTCAGGCGCTAGCGGTGAGGATATCCTACTCAGTCCTTCCGCTAGACGCTTGTTCCCATACTCAGTGGAGTGCAAGGCTCACAAGAGTTTCGCTATCTACAAGGTTATGGAACAGGCAGCATCTAACTGTCCTGCAGACGCTACTCCCTTATCGGTAATCAAAGCTGACCGCCAAAAGCCACTGGTGGTGATAGATGCCGATGCCTTTTTTAAACTTCTGGAAGGAAGAAATAATGGATGATGAAAGACCTAATACAATGGCTATTTTCCTTACAGTGGATAGCGAAGAAGACTACCTCGATATTGGCGTTGAACATAACTTTGGTGAAGACCTCAGCGAAGAGGCAAGGATTTTCTACTTAGATGCCCTCAATGGAATAGTGGCTAAAGTAAAGTTCGGCTTAGAAGAGTTGGCATTTACTGGAATGTTAATGCGTAACCTCGCAGCCCACCAACATGATGATGATGAAGATGCGATGGGTATCGACTTCGAACCATCAGAAGAACTTCTACAAGCAATTGAAGATCGAAAAATAATCAAATTCAAAAAGAAAATTCATTAATGGGAAAGGAATTTATGATGAATAAATATAAAGAACTTGATGATCCCCTGACTACTATAACTCTCGACACAGATGATCCAGTTAATAACCCTTTCCATTACAATGAGGGTGATATTGAATGTATCGATGCCATGAGAGCTATGGCTGATGGGGCTACAAATGTCTCCGCACACGAAGCCTATTGTTGGCAGAACTCATTTAAGTATCTGTGGCGTTGGCCTTACAAAAACCGTGTCGAAGATCTCAAGAAATGTCAGTGGTATCTGAACCGTTTAATAGCGGAGTTAGAAGATGATAACTAAGGAAGACATCGAGGCATTCAAAGACATGCAAGAGCCGCCCTCTCAAGCAGGGCTGCACGATATGCCAGACGATTGGGATAAACATTTCCAGACACCTCTTCAGATGGTTAGGGAGTTCGCCAAACGTATGGAACAACCTCTCGATCAGGAGTGGTACAAAGACCTTATCTTAGAGAACTTACGGTTCAACTTTATACAGGAAGAGTTCGATGAACTGGCCTTGGAAAGTTCTTTAGGAACAGATCCAGAGAACATGCTCAAGGAAATAGCTGACCTTGTGTATGTCCTCTACGGATATGCAGCTACGTATGGATGGGATTTAGACAAGGCCGTTAGGCGAGTTCACCTATCTAACATGAGCAAGCTAGGGATAGATGGCAAACCCTTAAAGAATGCCAAGGGCAAAGTAATTAAAGGCCCGAATTATAAAAAACCAAAACTTACCGACTTAGTGGAGTAACCAATGAGCAGTTATAAATCTAACCTGAACCCGATGTTCAGGAGCAAATTTTCTGAAGATATTTTCAATCACAAATATAAACATGAAGGGGCAGAGACTTGGTCTGCCTTAGCCAAAACCTTAATAGATGATGTATGCGGAGAGATCCTTACAGACGAAGAATGTGATCAACTCACTGAATATGTACGAGACATGAAGTTTATCCCTGGAGGTAGATATCTATACTACGCAGGGAGACCAAATAAGTTCTTTAATAATTGTTATCTACTAAAAGCAGAAGAGGATAGCAGAGAGGATTGGGCTAACCTAAGTTGGAAAGCAGAAAGCTGCCTAATGACA